GTGTAGGTCACGCCCTGGTCGTTTTCGTATTCATCGACAAAGCGGTGCCCGAACTTGTAGTCGATAACCTCAAGGGTTAGCGCATCCTGTACGAACGCCCAAATATCAGGCGTGCCCCAGCATTGCGCGTGAATCCGCGGGATTGCGACGGGCTCTTCAACATGCAAGACTGTACCGGTGGGAATCCTGGCGCGAACCGTGTCAACCACAAGTTTGGCGCCTTCGATCATTTCGTCGGTAATGAAAACACCATTGGGCGCTTGCATGCCTTCGGACACTTGGCGCCCGGCCAGCATTTCCGCAAAGACCCAATGGGCCGCGTTGCCTTCCAGCGTTTCCGGCGTGTCCGCTTGCGGGTAAGCCTGGTTCATTGCGACCCAAAGGGCGCACAACTTCCAAGCCCCCGCCCCGGAGGGCGGAAGGATTGAATGGGCGCCGCTCATTGGCTACGGGCCGCAATCAGGGCGTCGATACGCGACGCAACCGTGGCAACCAAATCCAGCCGGTTTGCCAGCAACGGGAGGGCCGGGATACCGGAGTCGGCGCAAATCTGGGTGACTTCGGCTTGCGTGACCTTCTGGCCCTGGATAGCCGCGGAGGCACGCCCAACCAGCCCGACGAATTGTTGCCGGGCATCCTGGGGCACTTCACCCGCGGGGGCAGCACTCGGGGCCGCCGGCATGGAAGGTGCCGCACCAGCTACAGGGACGGGAGCGGGCGGGGGCGCTACCGGCTGGGGGACAGCGCCAGTCGGAGCAGGCGCAACGCCTTGGGCCAAAGGGGCGGGTGCGGCCCCCATGACCTGGCGCAATTGGGCTTCAACCGCGGCAACCAGCGCCGGGTCAACGCCACGCTTGGCCATCCAAGAACCGTCGGCGTTCTTGCGCTTGGTGCCAGCATGAATGCGGTTATCCCAAGGGAACCCCTTTGCGTCCAAATCGACACCCGCGACCGAAGAGGCAACGCCAGGCGTCGTCGTAATCGGGGCAGTATTCGCCGGGGGCGGCGGGGCAACGATAGCGCCCGCCGCAATTGCGGGGGTGGAAACGACCAAAGGGACGGGGGGCACTCCGAAGGCCGCGGCCGGAGCCAGGCCCACGTCGGCCAGCGTAGGACCGGCCGCACCTTGGCCGAAAATGGCATTCAGCTTTGCGGCGTCGGCGTCAAGTTCCGGGGAACCGTGACCGCCAAATGCGACGGACGCTTGGAACTCGCCGTCGTCTTTGACAAGGGCCGCAATCTCCGGGTCGAGCGCCGGGGCAGTAGTGGCGCCAGCGGCAACCGGGGCGGCGTGCGCGTGGGCGTGAATCTCCGCGACGGCGTGGCCGCACGTTCCGGAACAAGCCTTGCCGGGATAGGCCAGAATAAAACCGGCGACCGCTTCGCGTTGCTCTTGGGACAGGGCTGCAGGGTCGACGCTGATTTGCATACTCATGACGTAAGGTTCTCCGAAAGTTGATGAAGGGCATTGACTACATGTGCCATTGTAGCCGATAATGACGAACACGTCAACAGGGTAGATAAAAATGATTTTGAACTTGGATTGCCGACACGGCCTTGCGATGCTCCCGGACAACAGCGTCGACGCGATAGTTTGCGACCCCATGTACGGGCTAGGCAAAGAGCCCGACGCGCTGGCGATGCTACAAGCATGGATGAACGGTAAAGACTATGTCCACAAAAGCAAGAGCGGCTTTATGGGTAAAGAATGGGACGCTTTTGTGCCCCAGCCGTCGATGTGGCGCGAATGCTGGCGGGTACTCAAGCCCGGCGGGTATCTCCTGGCGTTCGCCGGTACACGGACACAGCACCTAATGGCGCTAGGTTTGCAAATTTCCGGCTTTGAAATCCGCGACATGATCGCTTGGGTCTACGGCAACGGATACCCCAAGCACCGGAGCAGCTTAAAGCCAGCCTTGGAGCCCATAACCATGGCCCGCAAGCCGGCGAAGGTGGCGACGTTGCTCAATATCGACGCGTGCCGTGTGTTATCCAACGATGCCCCCGAAGGTCGCACGCGGCACGGCGGGGGCATCGTTGGAAATGGGAGCAGTTACGAATTGCCCGACTATGAGAATAAGCCGGGATCGCCTGCCGGTCGCTACCCTGCGAACTTGATCCACGACGGAAGCGACGAGGTGCTTGCGCTATTCCCGGACAGCGCCGGGTCGGGGGGCAGCGTGCCGAACGTCAAAATTAGTGGCTATGGGGACGGAGCGGTCGGCACGGGCTCTGCGGAATACCTGGGCGGCGAACGCACTAAGGTCGATTGCGGAACAGGAAGCGCCGCCCGCTTCTTCTATTGCGCCAAGGCAAGCAAGCGTGACCGCAACGAAGGCTTAGACCACTTCCCGGCCGTCCAAAGCAACTTTGCCGCCATGGGCTTGTCGAAGAATGGCGACGGTTCCCCGCGCAACATGAGCCCCGTGGCCAAAAACCCGCACCCGACCGTAAAGCCGACGGAGCTTATGCGCTATCTATGCCGCTTGGTCACGCCGCCGGGCGGGCTGATCGTTGACCCCTTCGCTGGGTCCGGTAGCACTGGCAAGGCTGCAATTCTTGAGGGCTTCCAGTTCATCGGCTTTGAACTTGACCCCCAATATTCCGCCATCGCCAATGCTCGCATTGAGGCGGCAAGGGCGTCGCTATGCCCGTAGCCCTTCGCCCCTTCCAAGCCGAGCTTGAGCGCCGCGTGTACGAAGCCTGGCACGGCGGGGCGCTTAACGTCATGCCTGTGGCCGCCACGGGGTCCGGTAAAACCGTGATTCTGTCAAAGGTACTTTATGACGAACCGGGCGCGTCGGCGGCCATCGCGCACCGTCAAGAACTGGTAAGCCAAATTTCTATTGCCCTGGCCCGTAACGGCGTGCGGCATCGCATCCTTGGCGCCAAGAAGGGGTCGAACCTGATACGGATTATCAGCGCCCTACAGGTTGCGGAGCTTGGCTATTCCTTCTTTGACCCGAACGCGAAGACCGGCGTCGGCGGGGTTGATACCGTCATACGCATGGACCCGGCCGACCCCTTCTTCATGCAAACCCGCTTGGTCGTCCAAGACGAAGCGCACCACGTCCTAAAGGCCAACAAGTGGGGCATTGCCGCCAGCATGTTCCCGAACGCCCGGTCGCTACTCCCAACGGCCACGCCGCTACGTGCGGACGGCAAGGGGCTGGGGCGGCACGCGGACGGACTGGTCGACGCCATGGTCTTGGCGCCTTCCATGCGGGACATTATCAACATGGGGTATTTGACGGATTACCGCATTTTTGCGCCGCCGTCCGACCTTGACCTATCGGCCGTGGCACTGAGCCAGGCGACCGGGGATTACAACGCGGACCAGCTACGCAAGGCGGTCCACAAGTCCCATATTACCGGGGACGTGGTGGCGCATTACCTCAAGTTGGCCCGGGGTAAATTGGGCGTCACCTTCGCCGTCGACGTTGAAGCTGCAACCGAAATTGCCGGGGCGTTCCGGGCTGCTGGCGTGCCTGCCGAAGTTGTCAGCGCCAAGACCCCGGACGCGCTCCGCTCCCAAATTCTCCGGCGCTTCAAGGCCCGGGAAATCCTGCAGCTTGTCAATGTGGATTTGTTCGGGGAAGGCTTCGACCTTCCAGCAATTGAAGTCGTGTCGTTCGCCAGGCCGACGGAATCCTTCGCGCTCTTCTGCCAACAGTTCGGCCGGGCGTTGCGCCTTATGCTGTCCAAGGAAGCCGCGGCCGTACATGCCCACTTGACGGACGAACAGCGCCGGGCGGCAATTGCGGCCAGCGAAAAGCCCGTCGCCTACATCATTGACCATGTGAACAACGTACTCCGGCACGGGCTCCCGGACGCCCGCCGGGAATGGTCACTAGACCGCCGGGAGCGCCGAAGCAACGGCAAGTCGGACGCCATCCCAATGCGGGTTTGCGTCAACCCGGAGTGCATCCAACCCTATGAGCGGATTTACAAATGCTGCCCCTATTGCGGCCACTACCCGCCCCCGCCAAGCCGGAGCGCCCCGGAGTTTGTCGACGGCGACCTGTTGGAGCTTGACACGGAAACCCTGGCCGCTTTGCGCGGGGAAATTGCCCGCATTGACGGCGACCCGGTTATTCCCTACGGCGCCGCCCCGGAGGTTGCGGGCGCTGTCCGCCGCCGGCATTGGGAACGCCGGGAAGGTCAAAGGGCCTTGCGGAACGTTATTGCCTGGTGGGCTGGGCTTGAGAATGCCCAAGGCCGCGGGGAGTCCGAAAGCTACCGCCGCTTTTATCATCGCTTCGGGGTCGACGTTGCGAACGCGCAAACCCTCAACGCCAAGGAAGCCGCGGAGCTTGCCGGCCGTGTGGCCGCGGAGCTTGCCGAGTTCGGCATTGACGGGACCGTGGACGCCGCGGCCTATTTTTCAACGCAAGGAGCCTGACCGATGCCCCGATGTAAAAACTGTGGAAGTTACGCCATAAATCCCAATCGCCACGGGCGCGACGCCGGGGTCGACCTTGACCTTTGCGACGTTTGCTATTGGCGAAAAAGGGCCAAACCGCCGGAGATATTTACCCAAGAAAATTCCATTTACATTGCCGGACCCATGAGCGGGAAGGTCGACCACAATTACCTGACGTTTCATGCGGCGGCCAAGTTCTTGCGCGAAAAGGGGTGGACGGTATTCAGCCCCGCGGAAATCAACGCGGACGCAATCGAAGTCGACCGCCCATGGTCTTGCTGCATGCGGAAAGACCTTGCTGAACTGGTCAAGTGCGAAGCAATTTTTATGCTGTCCGGTTGGAAAGAATCCAAGGGCGCAACGTTGGAGCTTCACGTCGCGGAACGCTTGGGCATGACGGTTATTTTTGAGCGGGTCGAACAGTGAGCCCGGCCGTCTACCAATGGGCCGTGCGACACGGGGTCACTATGGCCGCACTCCAAGAGCTTGCCGGACTCTTTGGCATGCACGGCGGCCACGACCTACCGCCGGAAGTGAAGGGCACCAGTGAAGCCGCGGTACAAGCCGCCGTGCGCCTGGAAGCCGCCCGCAAAGGGGTACGTCTATTCCGCAACAACGTCGGCGCCCTGATTGATTCCCGGGGCGTCCCCGTGCGCTATGGACTGGCGAATGAGTCAAAGCAGGTTAACGAAGTCATGAAGTCCGCGGACCTGATAGGCTGGCGCCCAATGCTGATTGAACAGCGGCACGTCGGCCAATGCGTTGCGCTCTTCGTGTCCCGCGAATGTAAAAAAGTTGGCTGGCGCTATACCGGCGACGACCATGAGCAAGCGCAATTGGCTTGGGCTCAACTGGTTACGTCGGGCGGCGGCGATGCTGCCTTCTGCACCGGAATCGGCACCCTGTAACTTTATCGTTGATGCTCCCGTCATTACGCCCCACAATACCCTCTAATTTTCTTGAGTAGACAGCCATGACTAAAAAGCGCCTTTTGCCCGACGACCGTAAGCTGGAAATTTTGAACGCTGCAATCAAGGTCGCCGGTCGACCCGGCGGCTGGTCCAAGCTGACCCGGGCCGCCGTCGCCAAGGAAGCCGGTTGCGCGGAAGGCTTGCCATCAAAATACTTTGGCACCATGGTCGCCTTCCGACGTGCCATCATGCGGGCCGCCATCGTTGCCGAAGAATTGGGCGTAATTGCCCAAGGGCTGGCGGCCGGCGATAAGTGCGCCCAAAAGGCCGACCCCGAACTGAAAGCCCGCGCCCTCAACACTTTGGCGGGCTGATTCCATGCGAGAGTTACCACCAGCCCTAGCGGCAATGGGCGCGTATCGACAATTTATTGTCTACGTGTCCCAACCAAGCCGGAGCCGGCCCGGCAAAACTGACAAGTTCCCCGCCGACTTCCGCTCGGGCCGTGTGGTATCGGCGCACGACCCCCAATTTTGGACGGACCACGCGACGGCCATCGCCGCGGCGGTACAGTTCGGCGGCTCCTACGGTGTGGGCTTCGTCTTCACGGAAGCCGACCCCTTCTGGTTCCTCGACATCGACGGTTGCTTGCTGGCCGACGGCTCCGATTGGTCCCCGCTGGCAAAGCAACTTTGCGGAGCGTTTGCCGGGGCCGCCGTTGAGGTAAGCCAAAGCGGCCGGGGCCTGCATATCTTCGGGACCGGGCGCCCGCCACTGCACGGTTGCAAGAACGAAGCCTTGGGCCTTGAGTTCTACCATACGGGCCGCTTCGTTGCCCTGACCGGCACTAGCGCCGCGGGCGATTCCGCGACGGACTGTTCCGCGATATTGCCCGCCCTGGTTGCCAACTACTTTCCGCCGGACGCCGTGCAATCCTTGGAACAGGGTTGGACCGAAGGCCCCGCGGCCGAATGGCGCGGACCAGCCGACGACGACGAACTTATCCGGCGGGCGTTGCGGTCACAATCAACCGCGGCGGCATTTGGCGGCCGGGCCAGTTTTGCGGACCTGTGGACCGGGAACCTTGACGCCCTGCAGCGTTGCTATCCGGACCCCGTGCGGGCCTATGACGCCAGCAGCGCCGACGCGGCCCTGGCCCAACACTTGGCCTTTTGGACCGGGAAGGATTGCGAACGCATCAAGCGGCTTATGGAAAAGTCCGCATTGGTCCGGGATAAATGGGACCGGGAAGACTACTTGCCCCGCACCATCCTGGGGGCCGTAGGGCGTCAATTTGAAGTGCTGACGGACAAGGCCCCGGAACCTGTGGCCGGCGCCCCTGACAGCCCCGCCCCCAGCGCCACGAACGAACCGCCCAAGCCGACCTTGGTCACGGGCTCCACCTTCGCCAACAATGAAGAGCAATTGCGCCTTTTCGCGGGGTGCGTGTATATACAGGATTTGCACCGGGTCTTGGTCCCCGGCGGCGTCATGCTAAAGCCGGAGCAATTCAAAGTTGCTTATGGTGGGTACACCTTCACCATGGACACAGCGAACGAAAAGACAACCCGGGACGCCTGGGAAGCCTTCACGCAAAGCCAAGCCTACCGATGCCCCCGGGCCAATGCGCCTTGCTTCCGCCCTGACGAACAGCCCGGCGCCCTCATTCACCGCGGCGGCCAGGTATTTGTCAACACCTATTGGCCGGTCGACGTGCCCCGCAAAGTTGGGGACCCGACGCCCTTCTTGGTCCATTTGGCAAAGGTCTTGCCGGACGACCGCGACCGCCTGATTCTGCTTTGCTACATGGCCGCATGCGTACAGCACAAGGGCGTAAAGTTTCAATGGGCACCCTTGCTGCAGGGCGTCGAAGGGAACGGCAAAACCTTGTTCACCCGTTGCGTTGCGGAAGCCGTGGGGCGCCGGTATGTCCATTGGCCGAAGGCGTCCAAGCTAGCCGCGCAATTCAATTCATGGATGCTTGGTAAAGTCTTCTATGGCGTGGAAGATATCTACATTCCGGACAGCCGGGCGGAAGTCTTTGAAGAATTGAAGCCGATGATTACCGGGGGCGACGGCCTTGAGATTGAAGGCAAGGGCGTCGACCAAATCTCCGCGGACGTGTGCGGTAATTTCATGCTCAACAGCAACCATAAAGACGCCGTGCGGAAGACCCAAAACGACCGCCGGATTGCCATTTTGTTTTGCGCCCAACAACAGGCCGAAGACTTGACCCGGGACGGCATGAGCGGCGATTACTTCCCGAGGCTCTATGACTGGCTCAAGGGCGACGGCTATGCCATCGTTTCCGAATTGCTCCATTCTTTCCCAATCCCGGACGAATACAACCCGGCGACCAGTTGCCAGCGTGCCCCCGTCACCACGTCGACGGCGCTTGCCATTGCGGCCAGCACGGGCGGCGTCGAACAGGAAGTCAACGAAGCGATAGCCCAAGGGCTCCCCGGCTTTTGCGGCGGCTGGATATCTTCTATCCAACTCGACCGCATGCTGGAACGCCTGGGGGTTGCCCGCCGCGTCACGCACTCCAAGCGCAAAGAAATGTTGGAAGTGATGGGCTACTCCTACCATCCCGCCCTTGTGGAAGGCCGCGTCAACAATCTGGTACTTCCGGACGGCGGCAAGCCCCGCTTGTTCATCCATAAGGACAGCCAGGCCCGCCACATTCAAGGCGCCGCCGAAGCCGCCAAGGCTTACGAACAGGCGAACAACCATAGCCGCGTGCCGTTCCCCGTCCACCCATAGAAGCCGGAGCCCGTGCAAAAATCTTTTGAATTTGTGTTGACATAGATAAATAATTTATCTATACTCCGTTCATCAACTCAACAACCGGAACGACGAACATGAAGACGTACAACCTGCCGAAAAAGCTAGCAAAACAAGCAATGCGCGAATGTGACAACGAACTGCGGGCACAGCACAAGAAAGGGCAGTTCGACGACGGCGACCCAAATCATCCGAAGTTTAACGACGGTTTCAACTATGCGACCGGCAAGTATGTCAACTTATTCGGTTATGCCCAAGACGAATTTATGGTAAAGCAGTACAGATAACCAACCGCCCCGCAAGGGGCTTTTACTCTATCACTTGGAGAGGTGAACCAATGGAAGACTTTACCCGCGAACTGACCCCCGGCAACATGAAAGCCGCCATGAAAGCCGTCGGCGCCGTAAGTGCGGACCTGTGGCAAGTGGAACCGACCCGGCTCCGCATCCTTGAGGGCTTTAACGCCCGCGTCAAAAATGAAGCGTATGCCGGCCGCGTGCGCTGGATTGCTGACAGCATCAAGGCAAACGGCTATTACAGGGACAAGCCGTTGACCGGCTTCGTGGCGCTGGAAGAGGGCACGGAAGTTATCTACGTCACCGGGGGGCACCGCCGGCACGAAGCGGTATTGCTGGCGCTTTCGGAAGGTGTGGAAGTGGCCGCCGTGCCCGTGGTAATCAAGCCCCGCGGCACCAGCATGGAAGACCTTACCGTTGACCTTGTCACGGGCAACGAAGGGGAACCCCTGACCACCTACGAACAAGCCGTCGTGTGCAAGCGCCTGGCCGCCTTCGGCTGGGAGTCCAAAGAGATTGCCCGCCGCTTGGGATACTCCGGGGCACAATACGTCGACGCCCTGTTGTCCCTGGCATCGGCGCCGCTCCCGGTTCGCCGCATGGTAATGGAGTCGGTCATATCGGCCACATTAGCAATTGACAGTATCAAGAAGCACGGGGACAAGGCGGGCGACGTGTTACTGGCTGCCATGGTCAAGTCGGGGACCGGCCGCGTTACCGCCAAGCACTTGCCGCAAGCCGAATTTAAGAAGGTGCTACGCAAACAGGCGGAACCCATGCACCAAATGTTGACCACGCTCATGGACGACCCGGGCTACAAGCAATTGTCCACCAAGTTCCAAAAGGCGCTTGTCGACCTGTTGGAGAGCATGAAGAAATGACGGAGCTATCAATCACCGTAAGCGTTAAATCCCGCTGGTGGACAAAGCCGCTTTTGTTTGCGGCCGGCGCCCTATATGCCGCGGTTTTCCGCTGGGGCATTAAGTTTGAAGTCGAGAAATAACCGTTGCCGACGGTAAATTATTTATCTATAGTTAGGCCCGTAGCATCCTTAATTCACCTGGAGAGGTACACACCATGAAAATTGAAATCAAATCCCGCTTTTCGCTGGAAATTCTTTTTAGCCACGAATGCGAAAACAACAGCGACACAATTACGTTGGCCGCCGCGATAAACGCAAAAGCGGACCTTTACGGCGCGGACCTTCGCAGCGCGGACCTTCGCAGCGCGGACCTTTACGGCGCGGACCTTTACGGCGCGGACCTTCGCAGCGCGGACCTTCGCAGCGCGAACCTTTACGGCGCGGACCTTCGCAGCGCGAACCTTTACGGCGCGAACCTTCGCAGCGCGGACCTTCGCAGCGCGAACCTTCGCAGCGCGGACCTTTACGGCGCGGACCTTCGCAGCGCGAACCTTTGCGGCGCGAACCTTTACGGCGCGGACCTTTACGGCGCGGACCTTCGCAGCGCGAACCTTTACGGCGCGGACCTTTACGGCGCGAACCTTTGCGGCGCGAACCTTTACGGCGCGGACCTTCGCAGCGCGAACCTTTACGGCGCGAACCTTCGCAGCGCGAACCTTCGCAGCGCGAACCTTCGCGGCGCGGACCTTCGCGGCGCGGGTAAACTGACGGGCGACCGTCCCTATTTCGCGGTCGGCCCGATCGGTTCTCGGCAAGACATTTTGACGGCATTCCTCACGGAAAAGGGCGTTTACCTTCGTGCCGGTTGCTTCTTTGGCACCGTGGAAGAGTTCCGGGACAAGCTGCAAGGGGAACACGGCGACAACGTGCATGCCGTTGAATACCGGGCCGCGCTGGTGCTGGTTGAAGCCCATTACAACGTCTGGCCGGCTACCGTGGTCGAAGAGGAAGCCCCGGCGGAATCCTAAATAACCAAGCGCAATTTATAGGCCCGCCGAGTGCGGGCTTTTTCTTGTTGACATAGGTAAATTATTTATCTAATATCTAGGGCGTCAACACAAACAACCGGAGCGCAAACCATGAGCCAACTATTCAAGACCGCCGATGCCGTTAAGTTCGTAAGGAACGCCAAGGCCGGCACTTCCTTTTGCCTGCACGTCCGCAACGACGCCCCAATTGAAGGGGAAGACGACAAAGCGTTCATTGGTTGCGCTGGCGGCTATGTGCGCTTGAGCCGGGCCGAAGCTGCCCGCATTGTGGCCGACTACATCATCCCGAAACTTGAGGAACGCGGCGCCCGTGTACCGATCAACGTCACCCGCTACGAATCGGCCGGCAAAGAGCGCATTACCTATTGGATAGGCTGACCAGCCCGAATGCCACACGGAGCCCCGCCAAGGGCTCCCGCGGCTACTTGAAGGACATAGGGGGCGTCGTATCCGCTTCGACGTAACGTTGGGCCGCTGCAATGGCTTTGGCCCTGCCAGCGTTCGCGTCGATACTGTGGCCGTTGAGCATGCCGTCGGCCAGTTGGCGGACTTGGGGCACGTCTTCCGAATGGCAATAGAACGCATAAAGTCCCGTGCCCGCGGTCTTGTCTTGGGGTAGCAAACGCGGGTCGACGTCCCCCAGCGTGATAACCGGGTTACGCATGACGGCGAAGGACCACACGGCCGCCGCCAGGGCGTCCCGGTCAACCTCATAGCAACGCAAGCGAACTTGCACCAAAAGCGCCTTTGCTTCCTTGCGTTCGACGGTCGCTTGGTCACTCGACGGCCGATTGTGCGCCCGGATGCAACCGCTACAAGAACCGCTAGAAGTGTACCTATAGGTTAAATGGCCGTTCTTGCAGGGAATCCCCGTAAAATATTGGCTTTGGCCTCTTACCTTCGCGTCGGCCCGGCTGGTGTAATTTTGCATGGTTTACGCTCCTAAAATTGACGTTATGATTTTAGCGCATCTTACCCGCCGCCGCAAGTAAGACATAACCCCCGGCGAAAGTAAGAACCCCGGGTCGCATTCCCCGCACGCTTGCAATCCTACGGCACTGTAGACCATCTTAACGTAAGATATGATTATTATAATAACCTTACTGTAATGTAAGAGGGTCTAAGGTGTACAGCGTTCTATTATTACGGGGTATAGGGGTATTATATAAAATAGAGTAATAGAATCAAAGGGTTAGAGTACCCACCCCGTAATTTTAGCCAATGGGGTAACAGGGTAAAGGGCACCGAACCAAGAGCGACGCCCCGTTGTGGTTGCAATTGTGGCCGCCAAGGGCTAGAATTAAGACACTATGAGCCTTACACCTAAACAACGCCGATTCGTGAACGAGTATTGCGTAGACGAAAACGCTACGCGGGCCTACATTCGCGCCGGTTATTCGGAAGACGGAGCGGGCCAAGCTGCTCACAAGTTGCTGAAAAACGCTGAAATTCAAGAAGCGATAGCCGAACGAATGGAAGAATGCGCCGTCGCTGCCAGCATTACGCCAGAATGGGTCGTCGGCCAATGGGCCAAGATTGCCCAAGCCGACCCGAACGCTATTGTTCAAGTTCGACGGACCTGTTGCCGGCATTGCCATGGTTACGGGCATCAATACCAGTGGACGGAAGCGGAGTACAGCGCCGCCGTCGACAAGGCTGTGGATTCAGGCAAGCCAGCCCCCGACGGCATGGGCGGCTTTGGTTTCAATCCGAACGCGGCGCCGCATGACGATTGCCCCGAGTGTGGCGGCCAAGGCGTTGCCGACGTTCACGTTGCGGATACCCGGAAACTTACGGGGCCGGCAAAGACGCTTTACGCTGGCGCCGAACGGACCCGCAACGGCATCAAAATAAACATGCGGGACAAGGACGCCGCGGTCGCCAACTTGGCCCGATACCTGGGCATGCTGGTCGATAAAAAGGAATTCAGCGGCCCCGGCGGCGGCCCCATTCCCATGGCGAATTTAACGGCGGACGACTTGACCGACGCCCAACTGGCCGCGATTCTCAGGGCGACCGATGCTCCCGACGAAGCGTGAGGCCGCCGCCGAACTG